CGCTGGCGCGTGATCCCCGGCTGGTCAACGAGCCAGTCGAGAAGAATCCGCGCCTGCGTGTCGTCGATCTCGTGAGCCGGGAGCGCCAAGTTCATGCCCGCCGGAGTTCCGTCGAAGGTCTGTGCCAGCGTTGAGGTCGGGCCCGGCGCGACGTTGAAGGGGTAGCCAGACTCAAGTGAAGACACTGGTCACACCCTTTCCGTCTTAGCTAAGGAACTGGAGATCGAAGTCGTCAATCCCGAAGATCCGGTCGGGGCGGTCGTACTGCTTAGTCCACAGCTCGTTGCGCATCTTGGTGATGCGATCTTCGTACTGAGCCTGGAACGAAGCCCCGATGTCGAAGTCGTCGTCCATGTCGTAGAGCTTGTAGAGCGAGCCTAGAACTACGGCCCGATGATGCTGAGCCGGGATCAGAAGGTCCGTCTCCAGGCTGGCCTGAACGAGCTTGGGGTGGGTAGCGAGATACTCCAGATCCAGCGTCGTCTGAGCGCTGGGCAGGAAGTACACGTTGAGCTTCCCGGCGAGGAAGTAGTAGACGCACGGATCTCCGGACTGAGTGAGCGTCTGCCCGTACCGGCGCTTCATCACGTCGTAGCGCTCGGGGTCGAGCGGCGCACCTGTGTCAGTTCGGATGAGCGAGACCGCAGCGCGGAAGTCGCTCGGGAAGTTCGTGGGAGCCGTGTTGATCCCGTCGAAGGTGAGCGTCAGCTTCTTCTCCAAGAAGGGCCACGGCTCACGCGAGCAGATGTCCCACACCGTGTCGTTGATGAGCGCCACTTTCCGGATCACACTCGTATCGGTGAACCCGTGGTCGTTCATCTCGTCGATCATGTCTTGAACGGTCAATAGAGACTCCCTCTCACTCCCCGGAAGAACATGGGCGGCGGAGTACCTCTCAGGGCTCCGGTACGTGGATCGACGACCGGAGCTTGCGTGGTAGGCATCAGCAGGCTGGCGGGGTTCGTAGCCGAGCCGACTGGCCCGCCTACATCCGAACCGCTCTGGCTAACACCGGACGCAGCAGACTGAAGCTGACCGACGCTGATCGGGAATGCGTTAGCGGCGATCGGATGCGCGGGGCCGGGAGGTGCCGGAGGTCCGCCGAAGTGTCCGTGTCCAGGGCCGGGTCCGCCGTAACCCTGCACGGGAGAACCGGGAGCCTGGCTTGACTCGATCCCAGCGATTCCACGTCCCCAACCACCAGGACCGAGCTGGTCGAGGAGGTCGGCGCGAAGGCCGGGTCCTGGGCCGGTCAAGTGTCCGAGTCCGCCAAACGGATGCGTGTACGAAGCAGGCAGTCCGGCACCGCCAGTTCCAGCGGGGCTTGAGGCCCCTAGTCCCGCCGCGCGACCTGCGTTCTGCTGGTACTGCTGCATCAAGCGCTCAAGGAGCGCCTTCTTCTGGTCGGACGCCCCAAAGAGCGACCGTGGATTGAATGCAGACATGAGTCCTTAGATGTCGCGGGGGACGAAGACTTGTGGGCTGAGCACGCCCTCTTTGCGGAAGCCCCATGCGAGGTGCTCCGCTACTTCCTCATCGACAGCGAGCGCCTTGTTCCGGGCGTCCCGCTTGATGCGGTCGTTGCTCTCGTTGATCTGGTACAGGAGCTTGCTGCCGTGGCGCTTGGCGTCGGCCTTCCAGAGTCGCTGACTCAGCTCCTCGGGCTCGCATAGCTCGGGCCCGATCCCGATGACCGGGTAGAGCGTGTCGCGGGCGATCTTGATGAAGACGACCCAATCGCCGGTCAGCTCGTGACGGGCAAGCTCCAGGCGATCGTCGTACTCCCGACAGACGCGCTGACAAGCGACGATCTTGAGATCGACTTCGCCTGCACCGGGAATCCAGAGACGCTGCTCGGATTCGTCCCGAACACGCGCGAATACATCTGCCGGATCGTGCGGCACGAACACCTCCTAAAAAGATCGGCCCCGACTGAGCCAAGCCACGAGGACGAGGCCCAGCCGGGGCGATACCTGCCCATCGAAACAGACAGGGGGATTCAGACGAGCGGCCTAGAAGCCGGTCGCGTCGGAGATTCCCGTCATGATGAGGTGCACGTTCCGGCGCGTAATGCCGAAGTTCGCGTAGCGAGCAAGCGCGAACTCGTAGGCATCCTTGCCGACGACCCACTTGAGGGAATGACCGTCCTGGTCGAGGAACTGCCAGTCCATCGCCGCGTACAGCTTCAGGAAGCGCTTGTCCAGCATGAACAGCTTGCCGAACGGAGCGAGCCTGTCCGCAACCAGCGGATAGCCGTCGAACGAGAGAGACTGGAAGCCACCACGGAGCTTGGTGACGTCCTCGCCAACGAACCGGATGTTCGAGGTGAACAGGTTGTAGACCTGCCGCTGCACGCCGAAGGACGTGAGCATGAGGCCGACGTTCCCGCCAGCGACCCGAAGCTGGTTCGTGTTCTTGCGCAGGTTGTCCAGGGACAGCGTGCCCGAGGAGTCAACGAGGGCCTTCCAGAACGAGAACCCGGCCGAAGCGGGGTTGATGCCGCCGACCGTGGTGGTCGCGCTGACAAGGTTCTGGAGACCGTCCATCTCCTTCGAGCTACCATCCGCCGTGCGCCGCGAAGCGGCGATCGACACGATGTTGCCCGCAGCCGTGGTGATGGCCGCGCCCGACACCGTGATGGACGGACCGGCGAGGTTGACATCCGTGATCGTGACCGCCGAAGCGACCGAGATCGGGTTGCCCGCCGTACCGATGTCGATGACCTGGTTGATGTACAGGTAGCCCTTGCGGATAGGCTCATCCGACTGGAGCACCAGCACGTTGGTCGTGGTGTTGACGGCCGTGGTCGCCACAGTCGCGGAACCGTCGCCGTAGGTCTGGCGAGCGGTGTCCAGCAACAGGTCGTCACGGATGCGCGTCATTTCGTCGCGGAGCGCGGAGACCATCGAGCCGATCTGGTCCCTCGTCCTCACGATCGCCGGGCCGGTGACCTGGCCGCGTCCGTAGAGGTACTTGAGGTTGAAGATGGCCTTCTGGTACGTCTGCGCAGACGCGACAGGAAGGTTGTCGCCTTCGTCGCGGGCACCGACACCACCGGAGCGGCTGGTGTGCAGGCCCAGGATGATGTCGCGCCCAACCAGGTTCTCGCTCGTCACATCGAGAAGCTGGAAGACAGCAATCTCGTTGTTGAGCTGGTCAATGACCGCAGGACCGTAGAGGTCCTTCAGAACCGGGTCGAGAGCGGCAATCGTCTGCTGAGTTGCCAAGGTGTTCTCGACTCCCTAAGGGTCGTAGGTGGACAGAGGCCCACCACCCCGGCGGATAGGGGGAGAGCTACTCGGACTGGTTCACGACACCCCGGACGTACTCCACGGCCTGCTTAGTGAGGTCGCGCATCTCGGGGTCGGAATAGTCCTGCTCCTGAACAGCCTCGCCAATACGAGCGGGTGCAGCAGGGACGAGGCCCGGGGTCTCCGCAGCCTGCGCCTTGCTATTGAGGAGTCTCACGATCGCGGCCTGCTGAGCCGCCGAGACATGGTTCGCAGCGGCCACCAGATCGCCGTCAGTGGCGACACTGGCATTCCATACTGCGTTCCACTCCTCCTCGCCCCAATCGGGGTGCTGTTCCTTGAGCAGCGCCTCCTGGCGATTCATCTCGCCAAGGAGCTGCCACTGGAGCGCTTCCTGCTGCTGCGCAACCTCGCGCTCACCGAGGTAAGCCTTGAGGCCATCAAGCTCCTGCTTGAGTTCCGCAACAGCGGGGTTCTCCAAAGACTCGAAGCCCAGCTCACTACTAGGCTCGACAGCGGGGGTTGCAGGAGCGACAGGCTCCTGTCCACCAAAGGTCTGTCCGAGCTGCTGGTAGAGGCCGTACAGGTTGTTCGGGTCCTGAAGATAGGCGTAGAGTTCCGCCGCCTCTTTGAGGGCGTCGGGGGACTCCACACCAAGCTCATCCCCGAGCTTGCGCCAGGGCGCAGCCTCCTGCTGCTTGCGGGTGTAGTCCGCCTGCAACGCCTTGTAGTACGGCTGGAGTTCCTCGGGTAGAGCGTTAGGGTCGAGTTTCGTGAAGCTGTCCGGTGCTTCTTCGGTTACAGCCTCCGTCGCCTCGCCCTCGGGAGTAGCCGGGGTCTCGACGGCCGGTTGGTTGCTCGGTTCGGCGGGTGCAGCCGCAGGCGTCTCTACGCCCTCGATTGCATCCCCGATCGAGTCCACCATCTCCGCCGGGATGTCCGGCAGACCATCTGGCACTAGGTGTGTCCTTTCGGTTGCTTACCTGAGTCCGGCCGGTAGAGCCGGTTGCTCATGTACGTCAGCCTCGATTAGTTCCTGCTGCCGCTGCTTGGCCGCTTCGATGGCACCCTGCGCGAGCATCTGCCCGGCTAGTGCTAGCTCGTCGGCTGACGGCAACTTGTGGACGTGTTCCGTCCTCTCAGTAGCGAGCCCTCTGGCCCGCGTGAGCTTGTCCTCCAAGATCCCGAAGACGACTCCGAGCTGGGAGCCGTTCATCGTGGGGATCTTGTTGCGGAGCGTGGTCAGCGCATCGTTCCGCGCCGCCTCCAGTTCGCTGACGTAATCACCGCTGGATACCTCGACCTCGACGGCCTCGGTGTCCGGGGGATTCGTCTCGAACTCCCGCTTGAAGTTCCTGACCGTGGATTCCGGAACGCCGGTCTCTCGCGCTGTGCGCTTGATGTTCCCGCCGTTGGCGGTCAGGACCACATAGATCCGAGCCTTTGCTTGCTCCGAGTATGTGGTCCTTCCTGCCACTAGCCCGACCTCCACGGTTCGCGCAGCTCGCGCTCAGCGAGCTTGGCTCTTGCCTCTGCGAGGGCCGCATCGTGCGCGGCCTTGGCCTGCTCCATCTCGTGCCTGTCTTGCGCGAGTGAAGCTTCGTGCGCCGCCTTCGCCTGCTCCAGTTCATGCTTGTCCTGAGACTGCTGCATGTCCTGGAGCTGCTGAGCGTCGTCGATTGGCGTGTTCGCAGAGCCACCACCAGTACCTCTGTCGCCCTGGCCCAAGTAGTCCCGGACATCCGTGTCCAGGGGCGGACCAGTGAGGTTCTGTGCATCGACCTCCGGCACACCAGACCGAGAGAGAATCTCGGCGGCGGTCTGAGGATCGACCGTACCCTTGAGCGAGAGGCTCGTCCGCACCGGCTGAGGCTGCGGGATCTGCGGGATGGAGTACATCCTCTGGATCGTCTCTTGGTAGTGGGTAAATGCGTTCTGCTGGATCTCGAACGGCAGGCCCTCGAAGTCTGGGCTGTTCATCCACTGAGCGTGCTTGAACAGGTGCATTTCGAGGTTCTCGTGCAGCTTCGGCTGAAGCGCCGCGCGGGTGATGATCCCCTGCACGTCGTCGTCCGGAGTCAAGGGCTGGCCCGTCTCCGGGTTGACGCCCTGCTGGAGTGCCTGCTGAACCTGGTTCAGCGAGATCACGTTGAGCGGTCTGCCTTCCTTGAGGAACTCGTGCTCCCTCTCGGCCTGCTCCTCGTCGGTAGCCATCTGCTGCGCCAGCCCCTTGAGGTCCCCGATGTCGAGGTACTTCCAGAGCTGGTTCGGCTGAAGGACTCCCATGTTGGCGAGGCTCTCGATCCGGGCCTGTCTCCCTGCGCGGGTGCGCGGGAGGCCCGAACCGGCCTCGGCGTGGAAGCTGAAGCCACCTTCGATGTCGGCGTTCTGGAAGGCGCGAACCTTCGAGATGCCGCCCGGCCCAATCACCTTGAGCTGACGGGGCTCCGTGTAGAGCTGCTTCGCCAGCCGCGCCATGATGTTCCCGGCGCGTGCCAGGGAGTCCTCGATCTGCTGGATGATCGGCGCAACCTGATCGGTTGACGCCTCCTGGAGCAGGTCGATGGCGATACCGGCCTCGACGTTCGGAGGCGGCGTGCCCTGGTTGATCTGCTGGAGATTGAACAGCCGGTCCATCCGTGCCTGGATGTTGTCCAGGAACGTGAAGACGTAGGGCGGCAAGTTCGGCATCTCGCGCCACTGAGGAACGAGGGCCTGGCCCCCGCCTCCCATTGGCTGGAACTCGAACACCGCGCCCGGCTCGTTCGTGAGCCGCTGTCGCAGCGAACCGACCGGAGCGATCATCTGCGGTCGCACCGTCAGGTAGACATGCTCGACCACCTTGGAGAGGACCGCGTTGATGAGCTTCTGGTAGGGACGCGAGTGCGTGACCAGGGCCTCGTCCACCGAGGAACCCGGCACGCGCGGCCCGGAGAAGCGGACCATCGGCAGATCCTCGAACGGGAACGGCCACGGGCCGTCGTACAGGATCTTGTTCGGGTTCTCGACGAAGACGACGTAGCGGCCCTTGGGCAGCGAAGGCGTCGGCTTGAAGTAGCCGCAGTAGACCTTCTTGACAACCTTCTCGGGGCCAGCCGCCGTGTTCGTGAACGGCAGCGGCACCTCGTAGTCGGGAGCCACAGAGTCGGCCTTGACAGCAACCCCGTACTTCGACTGGATCTCGTCGGGGTTCAGGTACTCCTCGACGATGACCCACTCGGCCTCCTCGAAGGAGGTAGCGGAGGGATCGCGGTACACATGGGGCTCGCCAAGGACGCACACGTCGATGTCGCCCATGTAGTAGGTCTTCTGGTACTTCTGGATCAGCACCTGCGGGTCGATGCCCGCCTGCTGCGCTTCCTGTTCGAGCTGCGTACGGTAGACATCCGACAGCTCGCTGTTCGTGATCGGGTTCCCCTGCGGATCGACCAGGAAGGTCATGGCCTTGCCCGCGTGGGGGTCCCAGCGAAGGAGCCAGTAGCCCGCGCTCGTCAGGGTGGACCAGAGGACAGCCTCCATGAGCTTGGCCTGGAGGTGAAGGTCCTGCCACCAATGCTCGAACAGAGCCTCCGCCATCTGCGCGGCCTTGAGGTCGCGGTCGGCTCCCGAGTTCGGGGTGGCCGAGATGACCGGCTTCGTCTTGAGCAGCATGGCGATGTAGGACTGGACGCCAGGAAGAATCTGGTTCGAGGTAAGACGGACACGCCAGCGAGGAAGCTCGCCTGTGTCGGTCGAAGGCAGCGTCTCTACGCGGCCGTTGAACTTGTTGAACCAGACCCACTGGTTGCCGCGATAAAAGCTGACGTTGAGCTTCCACTCGCGCTGCTGCCGCTGGCGGGCCCGCTTGAGCTGCGTGAGCTTCTCGACGAGCTGATCCGGCGTCTTGAGCTGCCTGATCGACGCGAGATCAACGTTGTCCGAGGAGGCGGAGGCACCGGACGTATCTGCCGGAGCGGTCGTTGCCATGTGCCTCCTTAGGAGAAGCTGAGGTTGTCGAGGTCGATCTCGGGCACGAGGCCTAGAGCTGCCACGACTTCCCGCATCTGCTCCTCATTGAGTCCCTCGCTGCTAGCGATAGCCTCGGCGTCAAGCTCCTCGTCTGAGACGTGGTTCTTGACCTCCATGAGGTAGGGAGCTGCCGGGGCACCCCGCTCAGGCTGCTCGGAAGGATTGGCCGCAGCGCCAGGAACGAACGTGCCCCGTATTGCGAGCTGGGCCCGCAAGTAGTCGATCTGGTCTGCCAGGATGTCCACCTGACGGTCCTTCTCTTTCAGTAGACGCTCGTAGAGCTTTGCATCGGCGGATCTGAACACGAGCCTCCTTACATCATCTCGGCCCCGAGTTCGGGGTCGTACTGGCGCTTGTCTTTGTCTCCCAGCAGAGCGAGGCTGTCTCGCATCTCCTCGTCGAGTGAGTGCGTGCGACCCATGAAGGGGTCGTCGAGGTCGCCGGGAGTCAAGTCCTGTGGCAGGAGGATGCCCGCCAGGTTGAGCGCGATCTCGGTCGCGTCGAGAAGGTCGTCCTTCGGGTTGGTGACACTCGGGTCGTAGGAGATCCACTGGTCGATGAAGTCGCGCTGGCTCCGGTGAATCCGGATGCGTCCGAGCTTGAACATCGGGCTCATCGCCAGGATGCGCTTCTTCTTCGATTCCTTATCTCTACCCCCGGTGAAGACTGCGACGATGTTCGGCAGTCCGGGAAGTCGCTGGAGCTGCTGCACGAGGACACGCTGGTAGGCGTTGGCCTCGACCCCGATGTACATGGGGCGGTACTTGGCAGCCCAGGCCTGGATCAGTTCGATCTGCTCCGGGAAGGGAATCTTCTCGTTGTAGGTCTTGAGGAGGTAGACCTGGGAGTTGTCCTCGGCTACCCCGACCAGGCTCATGGCGAAGTCGTCCGCGCCTTCTCCCGTCGAAGGATCGACGGCCAGGAAGGTGCGTAGGTTGAGCTTGCCGTCCTCGCCAACTGCCAGGCGCTCGTCGTCCTCGTCGAGTAGCGAAGCGTCGCCGCGCACGTAGTAGTGCAGCCACTCGCCGGACAGGGCAACGCCCGCCATAGCCTCGAAGGAACCCATGTACTCCTGCTTGAACATCAGCGGGTGGTACGTGGCCTTCGCGTACTCCCACTCCTCACGAGCGAAGTACGGGTTGTCGATGCTCATGTACTCGACCCGACACTGGTTCGGGTCTTCCTTGAGCTTGTTCCAGAACTCCTCCCACAACCAGTTCTTGCCCTT